GATGCGGACACGCCAATGACAATCGACGCATCGGCACCAGGCGATGTGATCGAACTTAGTGACGACTTCGATTTTGATGGGTATCAGGTGGTTCGTAGGGAGTTCTTCGCTCATACTTTCGAGCCGTCTATCACCTTCAACAATTACAAAGTTTATGTCAATACTGCTTGCTTGAACAAGTTTCCCCATGCAGACTGTGCTCAGCTCTTGATCAATCGAGAGTCGCACATTCTTGCGCTACGCCCTTGCGCCGAGTCAGAGCGAGACGCATTCGCGTGGTGCAACACATCTGGTGGGAAGAGGAGGCCCCGTCAGGTGACGGGTAAGTTCTTCTTTGCAAAGCTCTTTGAGCTGATGGACTGGAATATTGATTACAGGTACAAGCTGATTGGCAAGGTCATCCATGCTAATGATGAGTATCTGATTGTATTCGACTTGAACGCCTCCGAGATTTATCAGCGTATTGCAAAAGACGGAGGCAAGCCCAAGACTGCGCGTACACCTGTATTCCCAGCCGGTTGGAAGGATCAGTTCGGTTTGCCCTATCGTGAACACCAGAAATCTCTGCAGATCAATATCTTTGACGGATACGCGATTTATGGAATCAAGGATAGCACTGTATCCTCCACGGCATCCGTGGAAAATGTCACATCAGTCCATACCGCATATCAACCAGAGGTACCTGTGCAGGAGGGGAGTGTAAATGGGTAGTACGGATAACAGCGCGATCATGACCATTGACTTAAAGTGGAATCGCTTTCGCATACATAAGTCCACCCTGAACAAAATGGGGAATCCGCAATATGTTCAATTTTTGGTCAATCCAGAAGAAATGTTCATTGCTGTACTTGGCTCAGATCGGCCCCTCGCTGGTGGCACCTCCAACCGAGTGAAGTTGGTTCAAACATCACGCCATTATTCTGTTGAGTTCTACAGCAATACACTACTGTGCGCTTTGGTCAATATGATCGGTACTCTCGACTTCCAATACAGTTATCGTATGAGCGGAGAGGTGGATGTTGCAAACAGAGTAGCCTATTTCTCCATGAAAACCTTAAAGAAAAATGAGAGGAGACCTCCCAGCGATGGATAAAGGATTTGCGGTGTTGGAGATCGATCCGGAATTCAAGACACTCATTCGCCCTTTACGGAAAGATGAGTATCTTCAACTCGAAGTAAATCTTACAGTAGACGGCTGCAGAGAGCCAATCATCACATGGAATAACATCATCATTGATGGCCATAACCGCTACGAGATATGTAACCGGCTGCACATCCCCTATGCTGTACGGAAGATGCCATTTGAGAACCGGGAGCAAGCAATTGTCTGGATCTGCAGCAATCAGCTCGGTCGCCGAAATATCACGGAGGAAACCAGACGATATCTCATTGGAAAGCAGTATGAACTTGAGAAAGTAGCGCGTAAGCATCCGCCCAACATCAATGGGTTCAACCAGTATAAGCGGAGAAACAAGGGTGAGCGAGGCGAGACTTTTCGGCGCACAGCCCAGAAGTTCAGTGCTCAATACAATGTATCTACTGGATCTGTGCAGAAGTATGCGATCTTCAGTAAGGCATTAGACGTTGTTGGACAGGCAGACCCCGAACTTCCTGGCAAAGTGCTTTCTGGCACTTTCAAAATTTCTCACGAGAACCTTGTGGCTCTTTCGAAAATGCCGCCGGAAGAGATCAGGCGAATCGGGACAAGACCCGAAGACCTACAGCACCCATTCACCAGTTACAGTGACACACGAAAAGAATTTGCTGATACAGATGAGGAGCCAGTCGAATCTATGCAGGAAACCTTACCTCTTATCAAAATTCCCCCTATGCACGACCCGGACGCCGAAATCGCCGGTTTGACTCTGACCGTTCCGTCATGGGTCAGTTCCATCGAGCGAGCCAGAAACAATGCGGATATGAACGCCGCTTCAACGAGTGCAAAAAGCAAACTTGAGGAGGCGCTGTTGTCACTACAGAAGAAGGTGTCCGAGATGCTCTCAGAAATCAGGGAGGTAGACTAATGCAAGACTTCAGCAGATTTGTTCCGGATGTCCACTTCGAGCAGATCCCGATCAAAAATCTCGTGTCTAATCAGGAATACCAGCGGCCATTGTCTCAGGCTCAGGTTGAAAAAGCCATCGAGGATTTCGACCTGAACCAAATTAACCCGGTAAAGGTGAGCCGCCGTGATGGTGTCAACTATGTCTTTAATGGTCAGCACACCATAGAGATCGTTGCTACTGTATCCGGTTCGCGGGAGACTCCTGTTTGGTGCATGATTTATGACAGCTTAGATTACAAGAACGAAGCAGACATTTTTGCAAATCAGATGAAGCATGTGCGCCCGTTGAAGCCTTATGAGATATTCATGGCTAATATCGAAGCAGGAAATGAACAGCAGCTTGTTATTAAGCGGCTCGTTGAATCCTATTCTCTTTCTATTGGGCCGACCAAAGCATATGGCGTGATCTGTGCGGTTGCCACGCTGGAGCGGATCTACACCAAATATGGTTACCATGTGCTTGACCGAACTTTGCGGCTCTGCGTTGGTACATGGGAGGGGGATATCGACTCTCTGGGGGCAAATGTATTAGCCGGTGTTGCGAGAATGGTCGTAGCATTTGGTGACCAGCTTCGTGACGAAACCTTTAAGGAGAGGGTTGGCTTCATGTCTGTTCGGCAGTTGTCTCGCATCGCTAAAGAGCGTGGAGCAGGGTCTCTTTGCTACGCCGAAGCTATGCTCGTTGCTTATAACCGAAAATGCAAATATACCTTGCGAATGACGAAGCTGCATTCTGGGAAGGTTGCTGCGGAAGATGACTTTGTAGAGGAAAACGAAGAACCCCTTGCAGACGATCCTGTCCTTGAGGAATAGCACACGCGGAATGCTCTTTGGCTTGTGACTGGCAAAAAAAGATCCCCCTTGCTCGAAGGGAGATCTGATGGTGAATCAAGCTGTGTTATTCAAGAGCCAGCGAGAAGGCCGGCCGCATATATTCCTGTGCGCTCCGGCTTAATCCGCATTCTGCTGCCAGACGATTCCAGTTATCACGGACGGTTTTCAGGACATCCGCTGCCATAGCCGCTGCGTCCTTGGTGCTGATCTCACAATACGGAGCGATCTCCAGCGCAAGGTCGAGGGAGATCGTTGCATCGTCCTCATTTACGCAGAGGGACAGCTCGTCACCCTCCGGGACGGGGTTTACATCGTACAAGGGTGAGAGATGCCAGCCATCCGCCTTGAGGATAAAGCCGTGGTTTCTCATGTGGTCATCCGTATTGGAAACAGCCATATTGAACACGATCCGCTTCCATAGCTCCGTCAAATCTCTCTTGGGAGCAGCGCCGTTGGCCTTGATAAAGGACACCAGCTCAAGATAACTGGAGCCGTCCGCAGCCGATGCCCCATCCGTTTTTCCGAGCATTGTCATGGCGGACGCGAAATGAATCCGCGCAGCACCATTCCGGTCAAACCGTCGTACAAGGAAGGTGCTTCCGTACTTGGAGAAGTCGATCAGCATGGACTCGGGAACATCCAAGCCGCAAAGTCTTGCAAGGTCATGGGTGACCTTTTCCCATGCGCCCACGTTAACATCATCGTGCTTGGACGGAAACTTGGCGATCCACAGATTTCCGCTTGTGTCCAGAACGGTGGCCTTCGGACGAGCGCCACCCAGCGAGGAACCGGGCTTGATGAGCTGATTGATCCATTTCTGTTCGAGACCGGACTCATCGTTTTCAAATTGACGGGAAGCCTCCTCCAGCGTTCGCAGGCTGGTCCAGGGAGGTGTTGGGGTTTCCGAATCATCCGAGAGAAACGGCCCGTCTTTGTCCAGCTTGAAGCGGATCGCGCCCATCCGCGTCTCGTCGTAGACGCCCATCAGGAAGTCGCTGTCTAAGAGCTTTCGAGGCTTTCGGCCTTCCTGTTCAGCCAGTATTCTTTCTCTGCGCGTCATCAGCAGGCGGCCCCAGCGGTCGGGGGAAGAGTCAGCGAAAAGACCGAACACATTTTTTGCGCCGGTGGGATACTGACGTCCGGCGTACAGTTGAAGATCCGGGTCGAGATACATGTAGTTTGCGCTGCTTTTTAACCAGTCAGCGTCATACTCAAAGGAGTAGCTCTCACGGCCGCGGACATTCTCAACGAAGAGCGTCCCCAGGAAGTTTGGCGTTGTAGATCTGAAGCTCTCATAGACATAAATTACTTTTTGGTTTGATGCCACGGTTAATCACCTCCGTTTCGTGGTGCTCTCTTGCGCGTGGTAAGTTCAAGGTCTTGGAGTTTACGCCCCAGCTCGTCATCCTTTGCAACGAGCAGAAGGTCTTTATCCATATTGTTCAGTGCATGCAGAACTGCGGCATAGATCCCAATCGCGACAGAGGGGTTTCCCTTTTCAACATTCCACACTGTGGCTCGGCTCACACCGGCTCGTTCTGCAACCAATTCGGCAGACAGATGCCGCCGTAATCTGGCAAGTTTGATCTGTTCTCCGAGCTGCTCCAAAATCGCCTGCGTCTGCGGCAGCACAGCAACACTCTTTCGTCCCATTCTGCACACCACCTCTACATCATCTTTGTGCTTGTTATTATAGACGATACATCTATAATTGTCAATAAATAAAGACATTAAAAGACGGCGTGTCTGCGATTATCCCATACTTCATTGTGTGCGAACATTTTCGCCGGTATGCATCTGACTTTATCACATGGTAGGGGGGATCTATATAGAAGTGATCGTTTATTTTCCAAATTCCAAGCAAGGGCAGGAGGAACTTGCCAAGCGTGTTGCGACCGTCCATGCGCAGATGGTCCATGCATATATTTCGAGGTTGGAATGTCCAACGGAGCAGAAGGACGCGCTTCTTGATGCGATCCAGAAAAGCATTCGCGCTGAAATAAAGAAAGAGAAAGAGGGCTGATCCCTCGATCTCCTGCACTCAGACCGTTTCTTCTACAAGGTAACCACCGCCGAAGATGATCTCCAGTTTGCCGCCGGGATAGACCTTGATGCATTCCACCATCTGCCGGACGATGGAGTCATCATATTCCATGCACTTGCTCTCTCTTTCTGCGATGATGGCTTGGATCTGCTCGAGACGGTTCTGTTCGCCATTATCTCTGGCTGTGCTTTCCTGAATGGCTGCTATCCGCTGCTTGAGCAGTTCTGCTTCTTGTGACAATGTCATGAATTCGCTTTCATGGGCTTCGATGCCCTCACCTGATATGACGCTTTCATTGACGAGCGCCAGCATCTTATTGTTCAGCGCTTCGATTTTCCTCTCCAGCATATCCACTTCTTCCGGATCTCCGTCAAGACCGAGGGCTTCGCTGATAGTCGCTTTCATGAGCGCCTTGTAGGTGGCATTGTCCTGCTCATTGAACTTGTTGACCGCTCGGACGATGGCTTCCTGTAGTTTGTCCTCCATGATGGTGGTCGAGTCGCTGCAGTATTTCTTGCCGTAGTCCAGGCGGCTGATGCAGCGCCACACGATGCGTTTAACGCCGTTTCTTGACCATGTCACGCGGCGGTAGCGGGTACCGCAGTTGCCGCAGATGAGGACATCGGTCAGGGCGTAGCGGGAATACTTGCCGGTAGATGTGATGGAACTCTTTGCGGAGCCGGGTGTTTTCGTTTTTCGTCTGGCCAGTTCTTCCTGAACCTTGTTGAAGGTCACTCGGTCAATGATGGCTGGATGGTTGTTCTGAACATAGTACATCGGCGCCTCGCCGGTGTTCTTCTTCCGCTTCTTTTCGATGCAGTCGATGGTGACGGATTTTTGTAGGATAGCATCTCCGCAGTACCGTTCGTTGGAGAGCATATTCATGATCATGCCCTTGCTGAAGCTGATAGTTTTGTCGGGGATATCGTAGTTCTCAGCCTGCATCATCTTGGAGATCTTGTCCACAGTCTCTCCGGCCAGGTAGAGGTTAAAGATGCGTTCCACGATAGCCGCTTCGCTCGGTACGATCTCCGGCTCGCCGTCAGCGCCCTTTTTATAGCCGAGGAACCGCTTGTACATAAACACCGGAGTTCCTTCCTCGAACTTCTTGCGGACGCTCCATGTGATATTCTTGCTGATGCTCTCGGATTCGGACTGTGCGAAGCCCGCATAGATGACCAGATACAGTTCGCTATCCGTCTTGAGGGTATCGATCTGCTGCTCTTCGAAGTAGACGCCGATGCCTTTGGACTTGAGCATTCGGACATAGTCGAGGCAGTCCACCGTATTTCTGGCAAATCGGGATACGGACTTGGTGATGATGTAATCGATCTTTCCGGCCAGACAGTCGTTGATCATCTTGTTGAACTCAGGCCGCTTGTCGGCTCTTGTGCCGGACTTGCCCTCGTCAGCGAACAGGCCTGCGAAGCACCAGTCTTTGTGGCTGGCTATCATCTCAGTGTACACCTTCTTTTGGTTGGTGTAGGAGACGAGCTGTTCTTCACTGTCTGTCGAGACTCGGCAGTATGCCGCCACTCTCTTCTGCCTATATTTTTCTTTATCTACCGTCATGGAGCGTTTCGGCTCTATGACCGTGACGATCTTCTTAGGGACTTTCGTTACTTCCATCGTCCAGCGTGACCTCCGTTTCTGTCTTAGTATGAAGTACCACCCTGCCTTGCTCGCCGAGCGTGATGTATGAGGCGAGGGTGGTAAAGTAATCTCGATTGAATTCATCCTGCGTGACCATCATATGTGCCGCTTTTCTTGCGAGCGATACTGTGAGGTTCAACTTGGCATTACTCTGCTCGTACATGAGCGATGCCATTTCGATGGTCTTTTCGATGATGTATTCCTCGTTCGGAGCGTCACGCTCCAGCTCCAGAGCGATATCGTTTCCTACCTTGGTGACCTTCGCGTCCGGTTCATACCGTTTCTTGGGCTTCGGCTGGAGCAGATGGTCATTGAGGATGATCCGATTGATGAGGACTGTAATGGTTTCGATGAGTTGGGCATCGCTGATGCGGACTCTGATGCCGCATTCATCGTTGGTACAGTTCCAGCTCTCTCGAATGCGGTGCTTCATGCTGATGCGGCGCTTCATCGGCTGACCGCAGTTGTCGCACCGGACGAAGTCCCGGAGCAGGTCGATGGCATCGTTTTCCTTCTCACAGGTATTGCGCTGCCGTGCCGTTTTCAGGCTGACCGCTGCTTCATATATGGCTTCATCTATGATGGGGTCGTATTCTTCAGTCCCAACATATTTGGCGTTGTCGATGATCCTTGCGATACGGGCTTTATCCCATGTGGTGGTCTTTTGTGTATATGGAATCTGGCGGCCGGTCAGTTCTTCCGCGATTGCTTTGAGAGAAGCGCCATTCAGATATGCCTTAAAGATATCTCGGATGACTTCCGCTTCCTCCGTCGATATGACCGTCCTGCCATTTCGCATCGTGTACCCGTATGGGATGTACCGTATCTTTTTCATGGTCGCCTCCTATATGCGTTCTCTAAATCGAAGCCCGCCAAGGAGTTCTACGGACATTTCGTCCTCTTTATTGATTTGGATGGACTTCACAATTTCCAGAAAGAGTTTCTCATCGAATGCTTCAAGGGGTTCTTCCAGCTCGAAGATGAGCATCTTCAACTTCCTGACTTCTTCCAGCATGGTGGCAGCTTTCGAATTAAACTTTTCCTGCCTGACATCCTTGAGCTTTGCCAGCTCTGCATTGATCTCATTGGCTTGTGCCTGATAGACTTCCGGGGCGAGGTATCCCTTGGAGCGGAGCTGTTCGAGCATAAGCAGTTTTGCATTCAACTCGGCGATGTTCTTGCTTAAATCTCGGGCAGCCATATTGTTTCTTTTCATAGCTGCCAGCGTCATCTCCAGTCTGCTGATGACCTGCCCGAGAATGTTATCTTCCGAGAACCGCAGTTTGTTTACCATGGAGATGAAGCCGTCGTAGATCCGTTCTTCGCTGTAGTAGTTGGAGCTGCAGGCTGTGCTGTCATCTTTGTGAAGGGAGCATACCCACTTCACGGTGCCCGACACGATCCTGCGCCTATAGAAAGAGCCGCACTCAGAACACTGAATGCGGCTTGTAAGCGGGTATATATTTTGTGTTGTTGCTTTGGCGAAGACATCCTTGCGCTTTTCAATAAGGGTCTGAGCGGCATCGAATACATCCTTTTCGACGATGCCGGGGTGGGTACCCTTTGCGTAGAAGCGATCTTCCTGTCCACGATTGGGGTGTTGGTTGAAGGGAACGGTGGTTTCTCGGTAGGTCTTTTGATAGAAGCTATCGCCGATATACCTTTCATTCCTCAAGATATATGCTACACGGCTCGGACGCCATGTTTCCTTTCCAGATTTGGTAGGGATGTTGAGCTTGTTCAGCTCTCTTGCGATCTCGCTCGTGGAGAAGCCCTGCAAGTACAGGGTGAAGATATTCCGCACGATGACAGCTTCCGGTTCATACACGGCCAGCATCTTCTCAACCAGCCGATATCCGTAGGGAGCGTTGCTATCCACATACTCACCGAGTTCCATGCGCTTGACGATAGAGAGCCGCTGGTTCATGGAGATGGACTGCGATTCCTCCTGCGCCAGAGCAGAGAAGGTATTAAGAAGCATCTCGTCGCCCATAGAGAGCGTTGAGATGCCTTCCTTTTCGAACTGGACACCCACGCCCAGCAGCTTGAGTTTTCTTACATAGGCCAGCGCGTCTTTTGTGTTCCGTGCAAAGCGGGAGATGGACTTCGTTATGATGAGGTCGATTTGCTTGAGCTCACACATGCGGATCATCCGTTGGAATTCATCACGGGTTTCGCTTTTCATGCCAGTAAGCCCTTCATCGGCGAAGATGTCCACCAGTTCCCAATCGTCGCGTGCTCCGATGCATTTTTTGTATGCTCGGATCTGTGCGGCATAGGAGTTGAGCTGATCGGCAGAGTTGGAAGACACTCGGCAGTAAGCTGCAACCTGCATCTTCTTCGTGCTCTGCCTTGTGATAGGGGTGATGAGCCGTACTTCAGGCATTTCGGTGTCCTCCTCTCTCATTTTTTGGTTGGTATCATATTATGATACCAACCACTTTTGGCAAACCACATTATACTGATAACTCTTCTGAATAGCTACCAAAACAATTGGAACAGCGCAGAATTGACCTTATGCACAATTTTCAGTGTGCTAATACGATATCTGCGCCGGTGAGCTTCATGTAATACTTCTTCGCCCTAGTATATTCCTTTTCTGTGATCAACTCCTGCGCAAGGAGATCCTTCAGCATATCAGCAATAAAGAGAAAATTGGCGTTCTTGGTGTTCTTGTTTGACAGCATGGTGCTACCTCCTCGTAGTTGATTTCGTGTTTATAGAAATAAGCAGAGACAGCAGTTACAGTATAGCCCACTGCCTTTGGCTGTTTCGCTGCTCCATGTAGTACACATTGCAAAGAGCAACTTTTCAATATAATTATGCCGAAATTACTGGCACTTTTCAAAATTGCAGATGATAGGAATCTAAGGACAAGTTTTGTCCTCACATTTCTATCATCAAAAAGGCGGGAGCCGTCCATTGGTTGGAAGAATATTGCTTTTCCCTGGTATGGTTCGGCTCCC